AGCGTTCAGACCATTGATCAAATTCATTACCTTCTACTATGAACTCTTGATAAATGTTATCTGCTGTGCACATAAAAATAACACCCTTCCGTATTTTTGTGCCATAAACTTCATTATGTGCGTTAGCATAGGCTGCTAATTGTAAGAAATAATCCTCAATCCACTCACGCTTTTTTAACTTATTAGATTGCTTATGATCCATAATAGCTGGACTACCATCATGTACGCCAACCAAATCAGTTGTTCCGGCATATACTTTAGGATAGTAAAGGGGAACTTCTGTGCCCCAGTATTCATTACATTTAACAAGTCCTTGTGTAATGATAGATTGTGCCATCTTGTGGCTTTGTTGACTATAAGGATTGCTACCGGGTTCCCCAGTTTCACCTGTTTTAATATAATTCTCAATCCACTTGTGCATTCGCGTACCACGCCCTGCTGCCTCCGTGGTAATTTGTTGCGCTTGTTTATGTCCTACACGATTTCGCCACTCTTGTAATGCTTTTTTAGCTTCTGCTGGTTTTGTAGCATCAAGTATTGTTGTTACACTTGGTAATTTCTCACCGTCCGGTGTCAAGTATTTTCTTGATCCGTCAATCGTTTGTTTTTCTAAATTGTGATAATTATATTTTTGAATAAGCATATGCTATTTTAGCATATATTTCTTGCTGAAGCAATTTAATTGGAAAAAATTTATTTGAGTTTATTTGCCTTATCCGCCATTTTTGCAACTACTTTTTCACTATCACCGGTAGGTTCAAAATTATCTGAATCTTCGTATCCTTTAAATACTACACTATCGCCCTGAATATTACTTATTACATTATTCAGCGGTGGTTTCTTTATCATATTATAAAGGTCTTGTTTATCAACAACAATATCGTAACTAGCCAAATAATCAAGAAGTTGGTCAGTAGACATCTCTACCCCAACTTCTTTTTGCTCTAAATCATTTTTTAGCTGGTCTGATATTGCCACTAATCGTGTTATAATAGGATTAGCGAATTCATATAAACGCATTTTATCGTTTGGCTCTGCCAACTCCACCTAGTGGTTCTTCAGCTTCTGGTTCTGCAGGTAGTTCAGGGGCAGGTTCAACTTGATCTACTGAAATATCAGTCATTTCTTCCCCACCGTCCGGTGCAGGCATTTCAGGTTCCTGAACAGAGCTAAAAGATTCACCACCTTGGCCAGTTAATTGACTTACTGCATTTTTCAAAGCAGCTTGTGCTTCTTTTAACGCTGCACTCAATGTATCCAATTGACTACCGACTTGGTCTTGAAAGGTAGTACTTTCATTTACACCAATTTCGCTTTCAATGCTATCTACAAGAGCAGGAAGTTCTTTTACTTGCATCTCACCAACTTGTTCTAGCATTTTATTAACACTATCAACCATGTCCTGAGCAGCTAAGTAAACTTGAGATTCTTCAATCTTTTCATTCTCAAATACGATTTGAGGTGTTGGTTTAGTTGCTAAATCGTTGATGTGATTGACTAATGCCTCTTCCATAAAAACCAGTTTCATATAACTGGAACTTGGAGTATCCTTATAGAATTCATTAGATTGTTTAGCTTCCATCGCCAAGCTACGAACCTTTTTCAACATATCTCTACTAGAAAGCATATCTAGTTTATCAACATTGAAATTTAATTTGTAGTTTTCCTCAAGTGCTTTTGAAGCATAAATTTTTTTATCAAAATCAGTAAGTTTCATAATGGTTTCTTCCAAACGTTATACAATATTTATCATAAAAAGTTAAAATTGTTCTTTATAATTAAAACGATTAAGCTGCCAATTTGTAGCTTCCCGAACAAGCATTTTAAGTTGTCTTGTGTAGTTTTTCTTTTTACAAATATCATTACTCATTTTTGCGTAATAAAGTATCTTATTATCTTGGTTCTTTGTTTTACCTATTAAAGTTTTATGAAGCTGAATGCTTGCATCTATGCTTGATAAATCTCTATCTAATGTAACAATTTTATTGCAATCAATGATTTTATTTCTATAATCAAATATACACCAAGTTACTGAATTTTGTAAAACATTGAAATCTAATTCTACATGGGTAGCCAATTTAAATACTTTGTATGTGTTATTAAATTTTTGAATCATATATTTGTCAAACAAAACATATGACCCATCATTATTCTGAATTATAGATATTTTTGAGGCACTTTTGTATTCATTATTAAAAAAATTATCTAATCTATCAATTATATTTTTAGTATTCATCATTTGATTGTAAAATAAATGTTTTGAAGTTCCGGGGTACAATCAAGAAAATTTCCTAATTGTTTCCATTCATTACCACATTTAAGCATTGGTATTTTGTGACAGTCGTTATATAGTGCCCCAAATTCTGTGATTCCATCATTAAATACGTTTTGGTGTTGTACTGTAAAATCAAATTCCCAGTATGGGTAATATTCATCATTATTTTGTTGATAAAAAAATCCAAAGTAATCAGTTTCATCAAACTTAAGATGTTTTTTAACTGGTTTTTTAACAACATCTGGTTGTGACCGTAAAGATATTGCTTGTAGTATCGTATCAAAATTGCTTTGGGTATTTCGTTTGTATAGCCATGATTCAGGATCATGATTTTCCGGAACCTTATTTCTATTTAGAATTCCGGTGTATGTGATATCAAACAAAGTAACACACGTGATAACATAACTCATAACAATATTTATAAGGTAAAAAAACCCGAGAATAAATCTCGGGTTTTCGTCAAACTAAAAAGATTAGTTTGTGAATGTTGCGCTAGCTGCAACTGTAACTGCTACACCTGCTGCTGTAATTGCTGTGTCAAGTGTGCCTGTTGTCCATGCACCTGTTGGATATACAGCCATTGCGAATGTATCGTCAGAAGCGTCTGTATACTCATAGATGTAGATTGTAGCTAATTGCTGAACAGTCTGAACGATTGTAGCAATATTAGCACCAGTAAAAGCACCAGTATCCTTAGTGATTGTGAAGAAATCTAACTTAGGACCTTGTGGCTGAACTGTTGCTCCAGAAACAACTGCGTTTAGACCACTGTTCCAACCTGCACCAGGTGCAGATGCAACAACGCCTGAATCCATTACTACGACTGGTTGAAAGTCACCATTAACTTTTGTAAATTGTGCCATGATATAATATCCTTATGTTTGTTGAGACCTACTGCCTCATACGTTTATTTATGCCTGGTACAAAAAAATATCGGTTTTGGTCAACCTCTAGCAGCCAAATTTTGAGCCGCGAAACCTAATCTGTCTACAAATTTAAGACCCTGACTCACGAATCCCTCTTGTGTTTTAGTGCCATTTTCTAAGTAGCCCTGTACAGGAGCACTTTCTGCTGCTTTGTTTAATTGATTTACTATATCCATTTTAAGATTGTATAATGCTGTCCAAATAACGAAGGCCCCGTACAATCCTTCTTTGTTTGCTTCAAAATGTTGAGTTAATTTTTCTCTCATTTTATCTGTCATAGGACGACTATTGAAAAACTCAAAAAATCCTTTGTATAAATCCTTAAGGTTTCTGCTGACTATTCGTTTATTAATATAAACTGTAAACAAAGTTTGAAATGCTGCTGCTGATTGTGGGGCGGTTGACATTAACTGATCTACAGCAGGACCATACTCAGAAATTGCCGCTTGTGCTTTTTGAAATAAATTACTGTTTAGGTTTAGTGTAGGGGTCAACGGCATCTTCGCAGGAACGATAGCAACATCACTATTGTTTTTTAATGTTCCTAATCCCCCGTTCAAAGGTTGAACTAAATCTGTAGGATAAACTCTTTTACCCGGGGTAGACATTTCTATTGCTTTTTCGGGTGCATCAGGAGCTAGATAACCATGAACAACGATACCGGCCTGTTTTCCTGTTAGTAATTTTCCTATGTCACTATCGGGATCAACAGTATATTGTATTCCTTTAGGGTTCGCTCTAAAATGGTACAATCCATCTTGCTGTGGTTCTAATGGTTGAGTGAATAATAAATCACCCCAATACCAGCCTGTGCCACTATATGATTTCTGTAGACCAGGCCAAATTAAATCTATGATTTGACTTAATTCAGTTCGCTCTACCCCTCTTGCCTGATCATATTGAGCAAATTGTTGTGGACTATAAATTCTTCTACCACTTCCATCTAACTTATTCATCATGTGCTTGTCTAACACAGTGAATTTCTTATCTAACCCTGTCCCGAACAATAACGCAGGATAGCCGTCCCATTTAATTGTTATAGCTTTAGGAGTCTTGACTGTTTTCTGAATTCTGTTTAATACATCATTTGCCCCTTGACTTCCTCCCAAAAATATCATATCTTCAGGATGATCAAGGTGACCGGCTCCCTCAACTAAAAAACTTTCTAATTTATTAGAGAGAATCCTTAATGATTCAGTTAGATTCATGATTTTTTCTTATTGACTTAACAAACTTAGTTTGGTCACGCCCTTTGATAGCATTTAAAAGTTTTCGCTCTAATATTTCAGAGGTTTCTTTATCATAATGCCGATTAATCATTTCAAGTAAATTAATTGCACTTGTAATGATATTATGAGCACGACTTTCAATAACATGATTTACATCACGGTTATTGCCAATAGCCTCTAATTCCTCAAGCAAACTACGGGTTTTTTTCTGCATAAAATAGTTATCCTATTGATATTTATGCGAAAACAGACAATTATTTCTTTAATGAATTAAGTAAGGCTTTAAGTTTTGCCCCCTGAACATCTGCTACAACTTTTTTAGTCTCTGGTTCAATTTCTCCTGTATTAGGATCAATTTGCGGAGAAACATTACTTGTAGTCTTTAACCTGTTCATTAAGTCATTGGGGCTAGGTTGCGGAGCTTTGTAAGTATTTGCGTCGGGATTAGGATCAGTAATCCGTAGTGTTTCCACATTGAATTCAAGTTCAATCTTTTGCCCCACGCCCGAACTACTACGGGTTTTCATCAACTGTAATTGATATTGACCACGCTCACGCATAGAGCGTGAAGTAAAGATACCAAACACATTATCTGCTGTGTTAATCTTTGAAATACCACCTGATATATGACTATGATCAAACTCAATTTCTTCCACGGCTGATCTGTTCAATTGACTTGCTGTGACAAATAACACATTCAATTCTTTAGCCAAATTACGCAATTCTTCCGATACATACTTGTCCTTAACGAACAAGTCACTAGGGCTGACCTTTGCGCTGACAGGCATAAGCAGATCCAAATAATCTACGCACAAGAAATCAAGTTTGACCCCTGTTTGTATTTGCAGTTCTTTACAATATGCCCGTAAGTCATTTACTGTACTCTGAGCAGGCATATATTTGATTCGTAACTTGCCTGCTTTTTTGGCTATCATTTTAACTTTCATCTCAACATTATCAATGTCTTTGAAGATTTCACGACTGCTTGTGTCAGTCATCATACTGTCAATACGCATAGAACACAAACCTTCACTAAGTTCTAGTGTCACATAAACACCGTTTAAGCCTGCTTGCGACCAGTTAACTGCCAAGTTTTGCATGAAGAGGCTTTTACCTGAACCACTTCCACCTGCAAAGATTTGAAGTTCACCGCGATTAAAACCTCCATAGAGCTTTTGATCCATACTAGGCCAACCAGTGGAATTTTGTCCATTGTTGCTTTTAAGTTGAGAAAGACGCCCCCTTGGGTCAGCAAAGTAGTCTGTTCCCATATCTTTTTGGAGACTAATTTGTACTGCATCCTTAATTAATTTTTCTACAGGACCATACTCACCTTTTTCAAGCAAATCTGCTGACTTTAAAATTGCTCTTTCAAGTTCTTGTCGTTTTGTGAATTTTTCAAACTCATCTAAGAACCAATCATAATGACCATCATCTAGTTCTGAAATAAAGTCTACTGCTATTCCTGTTGCCGCTTTTACTTGTGTAGGCTCAGGCATAATGTTATATTTTTTACTATGTTCTACTAAAAATTCTGCTACTGGTTTTAATTTTCTATCAAAATTACTTGGGTTCATAATATTCATAACCCGTGTGTAAAGTTCTGCGTTAGTTACCATCATACGCAAAAACAATAATTGCATATCACTATTATATTCGTTGTTCAAGTTTTCTCCTTTGTATTTCTATTTTGACTTTACTTGTAGTTGCATTTTGTAAGATACTCAATAATGTTGCTAATTTACCATATTTTACAACAGCATCATTTACGTCTTTTACATTTGATTCCCAGTTGGGTATGCTGACACTATATCCTAATTCAAGGGCTCTGTCGCAAGTAGCAAG